CCAAAAACCAAACCTAAAACTGTGCAAATTGTTTCTTTCATAATTAACGAACCTCGCTTTCAGATATAAATATTTAGGGCCAGGCGTTTTTGCCTGACCCTATGCTTATATTAACCTATACCTTGGCCGCTCACCACAGCCAAATAAGTAACTCCACCAGTCAAATATCACAATCGCTGGCACCGCCAACACACACCAAAGCAACGCAAACCTCGGGCATATCTGCCCCCAAAGGTTGCCCCACAGGCCGGAATAATCCCATATACCCAACCCCAGCCAGCAATTCAGCACCAGCCCGGCCACCAGCTCCGCCGCCGTAATCGTCAACCCGCCAATAAGCCCCTGCAAGGCCAGCGGTAAATGCCAGGGCAACGCTTCATTGGTTAAATCCAGCGGTATGCAAAGCAACACGGCCAGCAAAATCATCGTCCAGTGGGTATGGCCGTGGTGGATAATCTCCAGCAGGCCATAAAGCAAGCCGCCTATCAGCCAACACGGCAAATGACGCCACAGACTACAGTTCTTTACTCTCAGTTTCAACATCTCCCAGAATATTTGCCATATTAGCTGCCAAATCCTCAGGCAGTTCTGTGCCATAAGTAATGGCCTGCACTTCCTCCGTTGTTTCACTGCGGCGAACCCAAGCGGCCAGATGATTGTAATAGGTGGTATGATACAGCTTATGGCTGGCCGCAGCCTGCGCTAGCAGCCGAATATCTATCGCCGAAAAGATAGCGCACAGCTGGCCGTCAAGGTGATAAGGATAGCCAGCGGCTCCCTGCTTCACCGCATTTAAGGCCGCTGTTAGATTAATTTGGTCCTCAGCTGTTAAGGATATATGCCCAGAGGCAGCTGACAATTCCACATCACAACCGGATATAATAGCCTGACTGCAAGCAGTGGACAGTTCAGCTAGTTTAGCAGACTGAACCTCAGCCAAAGTTACTACTGGTTTTCGCGCTTCCCGGTCGGCTTCAATCTCAGCCTCATCTCTGGCAACCACCTGCTCGCCGTCCCATTTGTAAAGTGGTATGCCGTCCACAGTATAGAGACCGCCCTCAAAGTAGTGGCTTTGACACAGATTGTATTTATCGACTATGCCCTCATCAATCAAAATCCAATCTTCAAAGTTAGTTATATTTGCCATAGAGTAACCGCCCTCACAACGAGTAATGTACCCTTGTTCGTCAGTTCGAATATAGACTTGAGATTTGAGCATTTCAATCTCTGGCATTTCTATTGTCTCTTCTGTGGTTTCTTCGATATTTAATTCGCTCATAATTTCCCTCCTTTATATGTTGGCATCAAGCAACACTGCATTATCATCATTTAAGGCTACTACAGTATTTGTAGGGAGTGACCAATTAAAGCCTGTAATATGTATATATGCGACACCTTTATCCGTCATATCGCTCGATAGAACAGAGGCATTAGTAGCAGGTGGAAGAACTTCAACGGCAGATAGAAATTTCATTTGGGGATTAAGGATAACAGATACAGGCGCAACTCTCATTGGTTGGTCAAAGGGGTATTTAATAACTACGCTATTGGAGTTTACAACTTGTGCTATCGTCCCCCTTGAAAGCACACGCTGATACCTCTGGCACTTTGCCAACTCTAACGCTTTGCTTGGCGGTGGGTCATTCAATATCCAGTTGCCGTTCTCATCTTTATGTGCAAGGGTCTGAACAGAGCCAAGTTCGAGTTTATATCGATATTTTGTTTCCTCTGGATAAATCCAGGTTAAGTAATGCTCAAACAAACCAAATAAATTTGTTTCTGCACTTAAATTTGTGGGCATTATTTTGGTATCTGTTTGTAAACCTTTACTGCTTAAACAAGATAAAGTCATTGTCTTTCCAGCGTATGTTGCTGCATTTTCATCTTTATATAAGATTTGGCAACGACTACCGCTTTCACAACAAATTCCCCCTCCATCAATACGTTTTAACGTAGTTGAAACATTAGAAGCTGCAATAAATTGATAGCGGTCAGGAATAAAGGTATTACTAGGAACACCTTCATAAGCACCTGTTGGATACCGCTGCCAAATAGCAAAATCTGGATTATCCAGCAAATTAAGATTACTATGCTGACTGCCAACAAATTCACCAGTACTTGGACTGTACTGACTGCACAAAAGATATTGCAGGTCATAATCAGGCGGGTCGTTGGGCACCCAGTTGCCGTCCGCATCCTTATGAGCAAGGGTTTGCTGGTCGCCAAGTTCGAGTTTGACGGCAGAGATAACTCCTGTTCTAAGGATACCACTTATTTGAATTGCAAAAGGTAAATCAGTTCCTAACGAATATATTCTAACTCCACCTATTACAGTATGCCCACTACCATTATTATCTCCAAGATGAAAACTGACAGAGTATAATATGTTATCATAAATAAGGGAGAAAGTAGCTAGTTTTCCAATTAAATCAGTAAATCGTTTAGGCGATTGTGTTATCCTAAGATAGGTCGCAGTCGACTCAAGAACAATACCGTCAGATACCAATTCTAACTTTCCAGAACCTTCCAGATTCCACTTATCAATCGTAACCCCTGCTGATGCATACTCGCTTTTCCCATTTCTATTTACAGGCTTTCTAAAATCCCCATTTATAAGCAGGTTGGGATTGATGTGATACCCCCGCCGTTTCAAGGTTTCTATCAATTCCTCAAAAGTTACCCAAGCCCCCGCCGGCGGTTTTAATTCCACATTATAACATTCCGACAAGGCAATAACAACCGGGTATCTGCGCACGTCTACCGCCTGACCGTTATATGCCGCCACATACTGCGGATAGTCGCCCATAGTAGCATAATACAGCAGAATTTCGCCATTGTCCGGGTCGTTGGCATATACCCCAAACTCATTCAGCCAAAAGCCCTCGGCCAGCCCGCCATTCAAATCATTACGGTATTCCACGATAAAGCTAACCTGCTTATCCTCAACCTGCGGAACTGTTGACGTGGCCAGAGCCACCGGCCGTACAAGCTCAGTTATTTCTCCGGGGTTTACCCCCTCCGGTACCTTGCCGCTGCCAACCATTATTTTGCTTATTTCCAGCTTATCCCCAGCCAGCAGCTTGGCCAGCAGCTTCCAGCCCTGTTTGGTTATTGTAAATCCGGCTTCCATTTCATCTCACCTCTCCTTTTATTTCCGACAGCTCCGTTTCCGAAATACTGCTGTGGCGTTGCAAAAAGAATACAAAAAAGTTGCAAATAAAATCCATATTCATTAGCAAAAATCTCTTGTATTTTATTTGCAACTCCAGCAAAAAAAGAATAGTAAAAAAAGCGTTTAAGAAACCTTTTTAAAAGTTTCCTAAACGCCTTTTTTAATCAGTTTTGCTCTGCTGCCTATTAACATAATCCTGCCAAAGCACGCGCTCCTCGTCAGGAGTGTACTCCAGCAAATCAGATAAATCACAGCCCAGAGCATTGCAAATCCTATCAAAATATTCTAAAGGTACTCTTACAGGTTGGTCGTTATAAATATGACTAATTGTAGTTGCTCGAATACCTGTTATATCAGATAGTTTTGCCTGACTCCAACGCCGTTCACCCAAAAGACGTGATAAACGAATGCGTATCATCTGACCACCCCTGCATTATATTATAGCAGATATTGGTGGTTTTGTTATTGTAAAGCAAAAACTATCACAACACTAAACGATAATAAACAACACTAAATGCCACAAAACTTATGTTAAAAGTTTGTAATTATCACTTCGGCAAATGTTTTGTTGCTTGGCGTTCCGGCCAGATTGTTAAGCCTGTTTGTACTGTAAATATTGCACCAGCCATAAAGCTCCCTGACTAACGGAACATCACCATAGGACAAAATAAAGCGCCCCTTTATACTTTTAAGCACTGCGGCCAAACGCTGGTGGTCAGCCTCGTCAAACTGCACAGAATAGCGTTGCTCTGTTCCCATATAAGGTGGATCAAGATAAAACAAAGCACCTGAACTATCATACACTTTAATTATTATTTCAAAATCTCTGCTGTCAACCACAACATTTTTAAGTCTATCTTTTATCTTTGGCAGGTATTGACTTACATTATCAGTAGATTTAGGCTTGTTTGCCCAATGGTCAACAGTGCTGCCAAAGCTATGTTTAACCAGATACAAAAAGCGCGCCGCTCTTTGTAAATCCGTCAGCCCTGGAGCCTCCAGCTGGCCAACATAATCGAAAAACAACTCCCTAGAATGCAGCAGCCAATCAAGCTCCGCTTGTAGCGCCTCGCAGTGATATTTAACACACCTAAATAAATTTGCCAAATCACTGTTAAGGTCATTAAAAACCTCCATTTGTCCGGCCACCTGCTCTTTGGCAAAAAGCACCCAGCCAGCGCCGCCAAATACCTCAATATACCGGCCAACGCCATCAGCCGGAAAGTGACTTAAAATCTCTTTGCGCAGCTGACGCTTGCCGCCAACCCAACCAATAAAACTCTCCATAAAAATCACCTCATATAATATATTAGGGAATAGCCAGATGAGACAATTTTTATCAGTCATATTTGAGGACTGGCGGTGGAACTATCAGCAGCTGCCGGCGGCACAATAAAGCCTTGCGCTTTGGCGCTCTCAAAAGTGATGCCGCCCTCCTTATGGTCGCTCTTGGCCATATTAAGATAAAAGCTGCAAACCACGCCGTGCGCCGTCCAGGGCAGACCAACCATAGCAGAAAGCCAGGGCAGAGAACCCAAATAACCCCGGTGAATACAGTAGGCGGCTAATAAAATGCCGCCTACTGTTACCAGCCAGAGCAAAGCGCGAATATCGGCAATCAGCCTTTTGGAAAAATCCATAGCTTATGCCTTGCCCATAAGCTGGGCAAACCGGAAAAGCACCGTGACCAGCTGCTCTCTGGTCAGCAAATCTTCCCACATAAAATTAGGCTGACCATTCGGCAGAGGTTCACCGCCAACCAGCAAACCGCTTTCTACCGCCCATTGCCGCGCCTGTTCGCTGTACGCGCTGCTGTCATTATCGCGCAGTTTTTGACGGTATTCATTCATCAATTTTTCAAATCCTGCTGCGTCCATTTCTTCATCATCTCCAATCAATTCATAATCCGGACGGCCATAGCCGGCAATTTTGACATAATTCAAAGGGTAGGATTTAGCCCTGACCATACCGCCGTTAGCCACCACACCGGGGCTGCTTGAAGTGTTGCCCTCAATCGTATATACCCGGCCTCCGGCAATCTTTTCCACCAGCCCGGTATGACACATAGTTTTGCCGCCGTTTTCCGAAAAGAAAATCTGATCGCCGGGCTGGGGATTTGACTTAAAAAGGCGATTATGCTGCCTGTAATAGCCGGCGGAATTGGTGCAGCCTGCTCCATAACCACCCATTGGCTGAAAGGTCATATTCATACCTTTAGCCAGGCCAAAAGTCTGAATAAAGCACCAATCCACAAACATATCGCACCAGGCATAACCGTTTTTCCTACCGTTATACACACCCAAAGCGTCTAAATCTCCGGCATATTTAGTGTAATTGTTATTACCAGGGTTAGCGGTTTTATCATCCAACTGGCTGTTGGTGGCCTTTTCAATGTAGCCAATTTCCGCCCTGGCCGTGTTCAGCAGACGTTCAACAGCCGCTGGCGTCATCATCATCACCGTCCTTACCGTCCTTATCTGCCTCGCCTTTAAGCTCCTTATTCAGCTTACCCACAATGGCCTCCAGCATAGCGTCCAGCCGTTTCTGATTTACTGTTATATTGTTTTTCTTCAGCCACTCCAGAACATAAGCTTTTTTCTCCTCGCCGCGTTTGGAACCCTGATAAATCTGCTCGGCAGCGTCAACGGCAACGCCAATCCAAAAAGCGTCAACCCTGGACTTAATAAAAGGTACTACAATAACGCCCAAAACAGCCGCCAAAAGAGTAAAAACAGCCTCCATAATCGGTGTAATATCCAGCATAAAATTCACCTCCAAATATATTTTAATCATCGTTTATAAAGGTTTCCATCCAGCTTTGCCGGATGTATTAATGAACACCAGGCAAAGCCCGGTGTTCATTAAAAAAGGGCGGCAGACGCGCCAACCCCACAAACCATAATATTTTCATTTTATTTTACTCCTTTATAGGATTACAGTCGCCTAAAGTCGACTGTATGGTTCACACAAAAATAACACCCCTAAAGGGTGCTATCCTTATCAATTTTATCACTGTTACGTTGCAGCTTAAACCAGCCGTTCTCGCCAAATATGCTCTGTGTTAATTGCCAACTGTCGCAGTGGCTTAGCAGGCCGGTATAAGAGGTTACGGCTTTTTGCGCACGCTCCAGGCTCATTTGCCCCTCGGCGTAAAGCCGCTGTATACGTTTAAGGTTGTGTTTCATCCTGAGCGCAGTCGCCTTTTTGAGCTTAATATGCGTGGGAAAAATGCGGTATTGACAAAAGTCCACGCCATGGCTTATCGGCTGAATAAAGCATTTTTTTGGGTTAAGCTCCAGCTTGAGCCTATCCGCCATAAAATCAGCAATCAGCCTCCGCCACTCCAGCAGCTGGGCTTTGCTATCTCCCAGCATTACAATATCGTCCATATAACGAACATAATAGTGGATGT